TCTATATCACACACAAATCTTGCCCCATTTGATTCCTTGTCTAAACTCTGGTAAAGAATCATTAAATCCTTATCTTGTATGTTTTCAAAGATAAGTTTTCTAATAAAGGCTTCCAATTTATCCAATGGAATACTAAATTCACGATTGTCTTTCATACTTATATAATAGGGAGAATTATCTGTTTATATTGTTTTTTTTATTTCTTTTTTTGGAAAAAAGAGATAAAAATATATATAAAAAAGAGAAAAAACAAGAAACCAAAGACAATCCATACTTAGGTAAATAAGGAATATGCAAATATGCAAATATTGCCCTGAAATGACAAAGCCCTATAAGGAAATAGTCTCTATAAGAACTTTATCAAAGTCGGGCAATATTTGCATATTTGCATATTTCCATTCTTGGGTAAGCATTACTAAAGCATATATTTAGTCCGTATGGCTCTAAAAGGAGCGTGAATTTTCAAAGGAACAAATCCTCTTCCTGCTCCTGTGAATTCTCCTCTTTCTGTTGAACCTACTAATAAAATACTAGGATTTCGGGTTGCAGCAGCAACATCAACTTGTAATTTGTTTAATTTATTGCGAATATCATTCACTAACTCTTCACCATTAGAGAGATTTAAATATCTCTGTACGTCTTCATTATAAAGATTATCGTATTCTCTTTTTAATTGCAACATTAAAGAATTGATTCTTGTAAGATTGTCTCCAGAAATCATATTAATATGCTTTCTAAGTTTTCCATTAAAAAAGGTATTTGCCTGTTGTAGTAAAGTAGCAACATCAACCAAAGCATTAATAATTGGATTTTCAAGAGGTTGCCCTCTAATATCAGTAATTTGTGTTGGAATATCATAATAGAGACTATCTTCATCTATATCATTTATTCTTGGGTCAAATCTCAAAGTTTCAGGTACATCGTAAATAAAATCTAAAGTATTTAAAATTTGCTCTCCTTCACTACCAGGTGCAGTTTCAGTAGAAACTCTTGCTCCTGTATTAGTAGGCATTCCTCCTCTCATTCTTCTTCCTCCAAAACCATATTCTATATTCGTAAGGGCTCTTTTATAAAGATTAGCAGAAATATAAGAATATATTTTTTTAAGACTTCCCAAAACTCTCACCAAAGCATCTTCAAAAAGACCTGAATTATAATTAACATCAGTGACATTATATCCTAAACGACTTTGACTTACGACATCAGGATTGATTTTTTGAAACTCTAATCTTCGTAGTCTATCTGTAGTCATTTTTTTTGAAGCACCATATACACTATCTGGGTCATAAGCAAGTGATTTGTAATTTGCAATCATTCTATAATATTACAAAACACTTTTATTTTTTCTAATATAAGCCGTGTTCTTTTACAAATTTAGAGGCTTGGGGTAATGATAATCCGTGTTTCGCCATTACTTCTTTTACAATCTGTCCTCTTTTACTTGCTTTTCTTGGCTTACCTTTTCCAGTAATGAGTGATTTCAAAGCATCTTTTCCAATATCCTTCGCAACAGGTGCAAGAATATCGTTTCCAACAAAGTTCGCAACAGGAGCAATAGAATTTGTAAAATCTTTAAAACTAAATCCTCCCTTAGGAGCACGAGGTTTTCTTGCCTTTCCTTTTCCAGTTAAATAACTCTTAAGTACATCCTTTCCTACATCCGTAGCAACTGGTTTAATAATTTCATTATAAACAGGGCTTACTACTTTTCCTGCATCGTGAATAAAATCATTAAAAGAATATCCGCCAGTAGCATTCGTAAGAGTGTTCGCCAAAGCCTTTGCTTTTCTTCCCCGTTTTTTCGGCTTACCTAAACCAGCCATTAAAGCGATGGGTGCTAAAGTTTGAACTACAGGAGCAGCATCGTGAATAAAATCTTGAAAAGAATATCCGCCAGTTCTGCGTTGGTTTCGTAGGCGAATATCGTGAATGCGGTTAGCAATTATTCCATTGCTTCCTCTTCCGTATGTTGTCATATGTCCGTTTCCCATTTCGCTGAAATGCATACCTCCGTAAGGAACAATAGGAGTATGATGTTTTCTTGGACGACCGCGAGGCTTTCCTTTTCCAGTTAAATAATCCTTAAGCAAATCCTTTCCTACATCTGCAGCAATGGGTGCTAATTCTTTAGCAACAGGTGCAAGGACATCTTTAGCACCACTAATAAAATCATTAAAAGAGAATCCACCTCTAACAGGATGTGCTCCGTAGATATATGGGTGCATTGGTCGTTCGTAAAGCATTGCACCTCCGTAATATTGAGAAAAAGGAGGAGGAGTTCCAACAGAAAGAGAAGAAGGGCTAAAGTTCATTGCGGGTAGCGGATGTTTCATTGGTCTTCGCCCTCCAAACATTGTAGGCTGGGGCAAATTACGAATCATATCATATTCACTTTGCCGAATCATATCAGCGATATCATCGTTGTAATTCGCTAGTTCCATTTATTATATATTCTAAAAACATTTTATTTTTTATTTAATCTATAAAATCTTTTTCCTTTTAATAATCTTTAATCATTTACATTAAATGTTTCATAAGTCTGCTTTGACCTCCAGAACTTGCTCCTCCAGAAGAGGGGGCTGAAAGTGCTCCTCCAACATTACTCATATGTTTCTTAATGTGGGCTTTCAATAAAGAACGGATATTTGACATACCCATATTTCCCATTTTTCCTCCTACAAGGCGTTTGTATTCTACGGAATCCAAATGAGGGACTGGGTTTTGTTCTTTTGTCTTAAGCACCACTTCTTTGGAAAGGATACCTGTGTAGATGGCGGATGTTCCTTGAGTAGTAGCGAAAACACCGCTGTTAGCAGTAATGATAACAATCTCTGGAGAAACATTATACGGAAACTGATTGTAAAAGGTAATATTCATCTGTAGTTGGTATTGACCCAAACTAGAAGCAGATAAGTAAGATGGAAGAGAGAAATCACGACACGGGTTAAGAACCAACAATGAACCAGTGGTTGGTTTAGAATCACCAACACCAAAAGTATTATCATTAACACCTGCTTGTCCGCTGAATTCATAGAAACTTTGTGCTGAACCATTTTCCACAGAAATATTATACAAGTCCTGTGTTGTTGCAGAGGCAAGGAGACCACTAGAATTGTTAAAATTGATACTAATGTTCTTGATTGCTAAAAAGGAGGATGCGTAAGCAACATTCTGCTGACCCATTGGGACACGACCACATACCATAATCAAATCAGGAATTTGATTTAATTGAATAGAAGCAGTGCTAATTGATGCACCAATTTGACCTGCTCCAATAGCAGAAGAGTTTGTATTCTGGGTTAGATAACGAGGATATTCCATATAAGGAACTACATTTCTGGTACTAATCTTACTATATTGTTCTGGTGAGAGAGACAAGAAGTTAAGCAACAAACGGGTATTTGCGAAACCTTGTTGAGTAGCAATTCCACCAAGTTGAGAACCAAGAGCAATACTGGAAATAAATTGGGGAGTTACTCCATTGGTACCTGGAAGAAAATTAACATTCGCAGTAGAGAAAAATCGCTTCATACTTTGGTCTATATTCGCAACAAGGGAGATGTTGTTAATACCAATTAGACCAGCCTGGTTTTCTGGGTTGTTATTGATAAAGGGGGAAAGGAATAAGAAGGGTTCTGTCACTGAAATTCTAAATACAAGAGAAAAAGTATCACCAGAATTTGTGATAGCCTGTGCGGAAAAACCAGTAGGAACACCACCAGCAGGAGTATAAGTTCCTCCTAAAAAAGTAATAGGAAATGCACCTCTTGGTTGAAAATCAATATCGTAAGATGAATTGCGATAATCAGCCAAAGGATTGTTATTTGTATTACGGGCATCTGGATAAAAACCATATTGACTATCAGGATAGGATGGAGTCATTGAGTTCCAGCGAGACATTGTGCGACTATCATACATTCGTGAAAGCATAGGCAAGACATCCTGGTAATTGGTAGATACAGAAGTGTTGTTAATAGTAGCCTGAAGAGTAGTAAAGAGAGATTGAAGAGGGAATGCTTGAACGGATTCAGTTTGTCCGTAGTTGAAAATATTAGTGAAAGGTCCTACTTGCAGTGGGTTATTTGCACCACCTAAATTTACTTGAAAAATGATATCGGTAGATAGAAGAGCGTGTCTATCAATAACAATGTTTTCACTGGGAATTTGTACTGAAAAGACAAGAGATGAGTTGGATTGAGCCGTCACTGCATATTGCTGGTATGTAGATTGCTGGGCTGAACTTTGAACGGCGAAGCACTCTTCACTTGTTAATTGAGCGATACGAGAATCCTCAAGGAGAATAGTTTTCACAAGGTCTGCGGACATTTTGTTATATAATTACAAAACAAAATATTTTCTTAAATAAGTTTTTATTTGGATTGATAAGACCCCTTTTTGGTGAAAAGAATCTTAATAGTGGCTGAACTTCCTGAAGTAAGCGTGAAGGGATTAAATCTTCCTAGTCTGTCTTTCCAGAAAACATTAATGTCTAAATTAGACAAAGGAGTATTTCCTAATAGTTCAATGAGTCGGTATTCAGCCGTTGGCTGATAGACAATAGAAGGCTTATAAATCCCATTATCACTTACAAAATCAGTAACAATTTGTTGAAAATTGCTTGTGTTTGAGAATGGAAATTGGATTCCATTAGCATAGACAATTGGACTTGAAATTTGATTTGGAATAATAGGTAAGGTATTAGAAGTAAAAGTAATTCCAGTTACTGGACTCCAAAGGGCAATAGTGCTATACTCTTGAGTGACAACGATAAGAGTAGTAGGACCGACTACTTTATATTCAATATTAGTCAAATTATCTGTTTGTAGTGTAATTAAATTACTATTACTATTTGGAAAGGAGACAACAGAAGGAAAACTGCTAAATAATTGATACAGAGGAGCATTCATAGTAAGTTTAATAGGAAAAAGAGCAGTTCCTGCTAAAATGGTTGTGTCGTATGAATATCCAGAAGCAGGAAATTCAATAGTAAATAAACCTGTGTTTGCTACAAATTTAATTAAAGGTTTCGGCAAAGTAGTTAGAGGAGGTGGAATAACTCCTCCTCCATTGTAGTACGGATAAGTTGGTTCAAGTTGACAGGCTACATTCAAAGCCGCAAAAGCCTGACTTATTGTTTGATTTACCAGTTCAGCAAACCATTGATAGGATAGGGTATAGTAATAACCAGTGCTATTGTTTTGAATTCCATCAGCGTAATTTAACGGAGCAGGAGGAGCAGCGACTTGGAATTCAGGAGACCAAAGTACAGGAAAATTACCTGAAGTAAAAAGTGTTCCTGCGTTATTAGTCCAATCTAATTGAACTGAATAAATTGTTAGATTTGCATTGCTAGAAAAGGGAGTTATTGTTGGAATAAAAACGGGTAAAGAAGGAGTATCCAATTGGAATCGTAGAATGCTTAAATAGTATTCTTCGGGGTCATATAAAAAGGGATTACTACGACTTTCATTAAAGGACACAAAAGGAGGAGGAGAATTACCTAGATTAACATAATTAGTGATATTAATATCGTAATAGATTTTACTGGGGGTTGTCACTTGGGTCACACTCATTTTCTATTATATAATTAGAATATTATATTATAGAAAAAACACTTTATAAAAAACTAGTAACAAACCATCCTTCTGCAAGAGTAGAAGAGCCTGGTTCTTGAGAGTATGCACTATATATTAAATCTAATGTTCTATTTTGAAAAATTCTTAATTCAGTAGGATTACTATTAACAATTGTATTAATTAATAATTGAGTTGTACCAGCAAAATAATTTATTTTTATCCATTCTCCAATTTTTGCTGAAGGTAAATTAATATATTTATCACCTGCTACATTACTTTTTATCATATAAAGATTTTGCGGTTGAAGGGTAAAAGGGTTATTATTGTCAAAATAGAGAGGTTGTATAGGATAGACTAAACCAGTTCCTACGGCAGATGTTCTAGACACAGATGCGAATGACATTTACTATATAAATAATATATATTTTATTAAATAAAAGATAATGATATCCAACCAGTTCCCCCTGCAAAAATAGGAATAGGACTATACACAAACATAAGAGATCCGTAAGATGTTATTCCACTTAATGTACCACCACTAAACCCTAGTCCTTGAATGTTAATAGTATCACCAGGTGATTCATCAAGATAATAAACAATAGTAACCCAATCTCCAAGTCTAGCATTTATTGGTAAATAAATATCTGTTGCATTTCCCCCCCTATCTGTAGTAATAGTATAAATAGTATTTGTATTGACTAAATTTAATGTAGGATTGGGTCCATTTTCTATTAATTGACAAGGATAATTTAATCCAGAACCAGTTGCTGAACTATTTGCTACAGATGCGAATGACATTTACTATAAATAGAGATATTATATGTTGTTTCTTTTTGAATATTGTTAGTTGTAGTCATACTTATATAAATTACAATTAGATTATTACAAGTAATTCCAGATTATATAGAGAAATCTGGAATTACACAGGGGAAATCTGTAATGGAAATCAATAATACAAGTAATAATTTATAAATTAATACAATGAGAAATCCAGATATGCTTCTGTAAAGTTAGATTTCTCTATATAATCTAGATTACTTGTAATAATCTATTCGTAATAAATATATTTATATAAGTATGTATAACAATAGTAAGAAATGGTATTTGAGGAAAGGGGATTTTAGAAAAGAACCTAATAGGTAAATTTGATAAATCAATGAAGTGGGTTTTAGGATTCTTAAAAAAGAAAAATGGTATTTAGAGATATAAAAAAATATATTGGTTTAATATATAAAATGTCTTTCGTCACTGCTACCAACGAACCTGTTGCTCCATATTCTCAAGCCTATGACTTTAGTGTAGGTCAGGGTGCGGGTATTTTTTATGATTCAGGCATCCCTATTAGTGGTACTAGAATTGTATCATTTAGTAATACATATGCTAGATATACAAACAACACGAATTTTGCTGCTGCTCCTACAACTATAAATTATGTTTTAACAATAATTATCGGGCAACCAAATTATCAAATAGCAGTCAATCAAAATGAATCAGGATTTACTTCCGTTAGATTTAAATTCAATATTTCATATTTTGTTAATTAATAAACTTTTATAGTCGTCAAATTTTCAATTGGAATATAGCAATGTTGCTGTTGTTCGCTTCCTTCCCGTCCAAACAATTCACAGCGGAATTGTTTGAACGACTCCTCATCCCACATTATATAGGTTAAGCAATCCGTAAAGGAAAAGAGTAAGCAAAGTGGTTTCTCTCCACACAATTTATTTGCTGTTATCATCGTATCAGGATATGAATTCTTCCTAACATTGCGACTCTTTAATTCGTAATTCATTTCATCACAGAAGAAGTCGTGTTTAGCATATTGTTCTTTGTAAGGCTGAATATCTCTTCCAAAATGTTCTCTCACTATTCCCAATACTTTAGCCTCTTGTTCTTTACCAAATTTATAACTTATTGGATAATGCATTATCTATCTTTATATAAGGATAGATAATATATAAAGAAAACACTACGCAAAAAATCTAAAATTTTATATTGTAATATAATAAATGCAAAAAATAAGAAACAAAGATGATTTAATAAATCACTATTCAAAATGCCTAAAATATATGGTTAGTGATTTAGATTTCCAGCGATATTTAGGGGCTGGTGCTGCTGAAAAAACAATTAAATACGGCGATATTAAAGATGTTCCTTCTATTTTGGATTTGCTTCCAGAGGAAAAAGATTATCGCATTATTTTGACAGAATGGAAGAAAAATATGGGTCATTGGTGTTGTCTCTTGAGATATGGAAATACGATTGAGTGGTTTGATTCCTTTGGAATTTTACCTGATGGAGAACTCAAATTTGTACCAAAATTCCTTCGTAAGGCTTTAGGAGAACAAGAACACGCTTTAACCCGTATCTTAAAAAAGGCAAAGGAGGATGGATTCCTGGTTATTTATAACAAAAGGAGATTCCAAAGCCAAAAACCAGGAGTAGATACTTGCGGTCGCTGGGCTTTATCTAGAGTTGTCTCAATGTTGTTGGGATATGATTTGGAGGATTATCAACAAATGATTGATAAACGAGTTAAAGAAACAGGCAAACCAGCCGATATTGTTGTTTGCGATTTAATACCATTACCTATGGGAGAATAATTGCTTCCATCTCTCCTCCTTTCCCCTCTAATTTGATATATTGGTTTTGAATCGTATTTGAACTTGTACCCATCGCTGAAGCATCTTCCTTAAGGTCATTCAAATTATCAGCATATTTGTCTGTCAAGTAGATTGACCTCAAGAGAGAACAACCAATCCGCTTTCCAAATATCTTGTTTAAAATGCGAGTAATTGCATTGTTGTTCTCAAACGGCATTCCGTGAAAATCAACTAGCAATGCTCCAACACCCGTTTTCTTCTTAAATTCAGCCTTGTGAGGATGATGGGTTAGCCATACTTCCAAAATAGGTTTCATTTCCTCTGCTACAGGAACAACTTGCGTATGATAAGTCCCTTTTGTTTTGTAGTTGTTAAATATCCAGTTCCAGTTTGTCAAATCCAAATAATTGAATTTCTTATCCATTTTTTCTGGGTCATATTTCTTTGTCATTATCGCAAATTGATAATCCAAATTACGGCGGGGTGCTTGTAAGGTGTAAAGAGAGAGAACCAGAAAATGTAAATACTTTGTAAAATCATCTTCATTCCATTTCTTCTTTTTGTCTAAATCCTTGACTCCCTCTTTCAATGTTTCAAACACTTTCAAAACATCTTCTTGAGTCATCCAATTCTCTTTCTGTGTCTCACTCTTGTCATTATTGACTTCCTTTTCCTTATTGTATTTCATCAAAATTTGATAATATGAATCGTAAAGTTTCTTCAGTTTTGGTTCTTCCTTCAAGAGAGAAACGATGCTAATAACATACGACCTCTGCGTGTTGGATTTATACTTTTCTAGTTTCTGCATTATCTTCTCCACATCTTTCAAAAAGGTGAGGCTCTTAATCTCTTCTCCATTGTTGAGTCTTTTCAAATTGCTATAGTAAAGTTTTAGGGACGAATCTGTAATACCCTTGTTCCTTAAGTTCTCAAAAATCTTGGCTTCCATTTTATATAATCTAAATATAGATTATTTTTTAAGTATTTGTCTTTAAAAAGTCCAAGCCCTCCTCTTTTTCACTTTTGTCTTTCCTCCTACCGAAACAAAACCGAGAGAATCATCTTTTGATGTAAAAAAAGAATATAAAGGCATCCTAATAATAGATAGCCCACGATTTTTAGCAGAATGATAGAAGTGATATTCGTAGTATTCAAAATCCAAAAAATCTAAAATATAATACACCAAATAATGATGTAATTTAAATATTTTTCTAATGATTTCCATTATTATATATTGCGAAAAGAACTTAAAAAGAATATTATATACTTATATAAGTATATAATGGATATAATGGAAACACCGCAACCTCAAGAAGAAAAGCAAGAAGAAAAGACTTCAGCGGAAAAGTATTACGAGAAACATTTAGAGAATGTTAGAAAATACCAAAGAGCCCACAAAGATGAAATGAGGGCGAAATGTAAGAATTATCAAAAACGACTTAAAGAAGAACGACCAGAGGACTACGCCCTTTATTTAGAAAAAAAACGACAATATTACAATGATGTTCTCAAACCAAAGAGAGCATTAAACAAAAAACAGCAACTCCTACAATTGGTAGTATCTGTAGCAACGGACTAACAATAGAAATAACAATAAAATCAACCATTTTTTATATTTAATAAAGAAAATATAAAAAATGAAAAATCTAAAATCTAAAATAATACTTCTCTCTTTAGGAAAACGATTAAAAAAAAAATTGAAGTAAAAAGGACTTAAAGATTCTCTTATACTATATTATATAAGATGACGACGATGGAGATATTCAGCGTAAGCAACTACAAAACCAAGCCCGAATTAACCCAAAAAACAACTGGTTCTATTGATACCATCGCCAATGTCCTGGAACACAAAGATAAGCAATTTCACGAACGACTTGGTAAGAACGATAACCTGAAATTGGCGATTGATGTAGATAAATTGAGAGAAAAGAATCCTGAAAAGGATTTGGAGGCGATTTTTGCGGATGTTTCCGCCTTCTTACAAATAGAAAAAGACGAAATTTCTTATACAACCAATTTTGCTGTAGAATCTGGTTCGCATCATTTGGTTATCCCACGATTTTGGATGAATTCTTCCAAACAAAAAGAATTTTGGAAAACCTTTCGTGATGCCTACGGCTACGGAAAGGAGATTGAT